GATACCACAATGCTTAACATGTTAAACAAGTGCTGACTTATATAAGGTGGCGCTTATGTTTTACCCCCCCCGGTCAACGATTTGCCGGGTAGTGTTATTATTATACAATCCACACACACGGGTGCCACCCCACCCCACCCCTTGCAATTCACACCTCAAACAATGTAAAAAAAATATAAAATTGGAGTGAGACAAATGGCAGGCAAGGCATTACGCAGGCGCATACTCGACGACATCAAGAAGCAAGGCGGCGCAGAGTACATTTTTGACCAAGTGGCATCGGGCAAGACTATGACGCAGCTTGCAGCAGACTATGGGTGCAGCCGCCAGTATTTCAGCACGTCGATCAACTCCATACCTGAATATGCTTCTGTGCTGGCTAAGGCAAAGCAAGAAGCGGCAGACGCGCTGGTTGAGGAGGGCTTAGGCATGGTTGACGCGCTTGACGGCGCTAGCACCACGTCGGAAATTGCGGCCACGCGCGAGAAGGTGCAGTGGCGCAAGTTTATGGCTGGCTCGTACAATCAGGAGCGTTACGGCAGCAGGCCACAGACAAACGTGACTATATCTGTGAGCGACATGCACTTGGACGCGCTGCGCAAGGTTAATTCCGATCTTGCCGCGATTGATGCAGAGGACCGCCAGCGCGAGGCCCACGCAATTGACGTTGATTATGAGGATGTCACGAATGAGCAATGATAACCCGCTTGAGGAGTTTGTGCTGCGTTACCGCGATGACCCTGCGTTATTTGTGACGGAAGTGCTTGGCGCAACGCCATACGACTATCAGGCTGAGTTTCTCAACGCGCTGGCGAATGGCGAGCGCAAGATGAGTGTGCGCAGTGGACACGGCACGGGTAAGTCTACGACGGCCAGCTGGGCTATGCTTTGGTTTGTTCTGCTGCGTTTTCCGAATAAGGTTGTGGTCACGGCCCCCACGTCTGGCCAGCTGTTTGATGCGTTGTTTGCGGAGCTAAAGCGCTGGATTAATGAGTTGCCGGATCAGCTTAAAGTGTTGCTTACGGTCAAGTCAGACAGGGTTGAACTAATGGCTGCCCCGAGTGAAGCGTTTATCTCGGCTAGGACAAGCCGTGCAGAAACGCCAGAGGCGCTAGCTGGGGTACACTCGGAGAATGTGCTGTTGGTTGTAGATGAGGCTTCTGGTGTGCCTGAGAAGGTGTTTGCGGCTGCTGCTGGTTCTATGTCTGGCCATTCCGCGACTACGATCTTGTTGAGCAACCCGACACGTTCATCTGGCACGTTTTTCGAGAGCCAGACGCGCATGGCATCTAGCTGGTGGACACGGCGCTGGTCATGCGTAGATAGCCCGCTTGTGTCTGACGAGTTTGTTGATGAGATGCGTGCTAGGTATGGCGAAGATAGCAATGCGTTTCGCATTCGTGTGCTTGGCGAGTTTCCCATGGCGGATGACGACACGATTATTCCGTTCCACTTGGTTGAGAGCGCCATTCGCCGCGATATTGAGGTTACGCCTGATGAGAAGCCTATTTGGGGCTTGGACGTTGCGCGCTTTGGTGCGGATAAGACTGCGCTGTGCAAGCGGTATGGCAATGTTGTGACTGAGATTACGTCATGGCAGGGCTTGGATTTGATGCAGACTGTCGGGCGTGTAATGGCCGAATACGAAGGCTTGCCGCCTTCTATGCGGCCAAAAGAAATACTTGTTGACAGTATTGGCGTTGGCGGCGGTGTTGTTGATAGATTGCGCGAGCTTGGCGCTCCTGTTCGTGGCATTAATGTTGGCGAGGCTCCAGCTATGGGCGATACATACATGAACCTACGCGCAGAACTTTGGTTTAAAACAAAAGGTTGGCTTGAGGACAGGTCGTGCAAGCTACCGAATGACGATCAATTGCTGGCAGAGCTAACGTCAATACGCTACGGGTTTACTCCAGGCGGCAAGATGAAGGCTGAGAGTAAAGATGAGATGCGCAAGCGCGGGCTTCGCTCTCCTGACCTTGCTGACGCTTTATGTTTGACGATGGCCAGCGATGCTGCAACTGCATTGTCTGGCGCTATGTCAAGTTGGAAGCAGGCTATTAAGCGTAATCTAAAAGGTATTGCATGAAGCCAGTTCCGTTTTACAAGCTATCGCCTAAGATGAAGAATATCCGTATGAATCAATGGATTAAAATGTATATGGGCAAGGGCTTGAGCTTGGAGGATGCGCAGTATGCAGCAAGATGGCGTGCGGGGCATTGGAAGCTAAACGCTCGTATGGAGAAGGTGCTAGAAGGCATCAAGGATGTGTGATATGCAACCTGCGTGGCATTATCAGATAAACTGTGCTAATGTGCAGAAAAATGAGGATTGACATTATGACACCATGTAAAGGTTGCCCGACCCCCACCGCTTGCAAACGCGCTGGCACTTGCCTGAAGAAAAAATACGGGAAGTAAGTTATGGGCATTTTTGATTTTTTAGGCGATCTTTCATCGAAGCGCAGCAAGGAGCTTGGGCTTGGTGGCTTGCAGTCTTTGCTAGGCACACGCGGCGCGGCGCAGGCTGGCGCGATTGGCGATGAAATGATTGGCATTACAAACAAGGACAGTTTGCCGGGTTACTTTAACGAGCAGACCCGAGAGTATGTGCCTTGGTACGTTGATTTGTTTGACGGCGGTGGCTTAAACAAAGCTGGCGGTCAAACTGAGCAGGCAGCTGCGCAGTCCAAGGCTGCGGCTGCGGGCGCTATGCCCGGTGGCGCTCCCGTGCAGTCTCCCGGTTTGCTTCAAACTCGTTTAGGCAATCAACTTTCTGACATGGAAATGGCAAACCGTAATCGCGCTTCTCAAGTGACACCGGGTTTAGGCAGTCAGTTTTCTGATATGGAAATGGCAAACCGTAATCGCGCTGCACAGATGGCACCGAGTTTAGGTAGTCAGCTTTCTGATATGGAAATGGCGAACCGTAATCGTGCTTCTCAAGTGGCACGCAATGATGCGATTTATTCTGCAAGAGTCCAAGAAGCCAATCGTGGCGCTGCCAATGCTATGTCTAATCAAGGAGACCCTAGATTATATTCCGCATCTACAGGATACGCCCCCGGCGCAATGACTGTAGATTTTTTGGATAAAAAAATAGATTTAGGCGCGGCAGGCTACGGCCCTATGGGGCAGGCTCCTTCGTCTATGCAAATGCCAACCCAAAATGATGCTGAATATCAAGAGTTTGTAAGATTTCTTTCTGACGATGGCGGATTTACGCGAGAGCTTCAAAATCCAGAATGGATGCAAAGGGCTTTTAACAGGTATATGCAGTCGCGTGCCAATTAAGGATTACAGGTAAATGGCAATCACAACTTACGCAGAGCTAAAGTCTAGCATAGCCAACTGGCTGAACCGCGACGATCTTACGTCGGTCATTCCTGATTTTATCAGCTTGACTGAGGCGGGCATTAATCGTGACTTACGGCATTACAAGATGGTTAACCGCGTCGATGCTACGCTTGATAGCCGTTATGTACAGGTTCCGGCTGATTGGCTTGAAACTTTGCGTTTTAGTTTAACGACTGATGGAACGCGCCCGCTGGAAATGGCTAGTCTTGACGATATGATTAAGTATCGGCAAAACAACTCAAACGCCAGCGGCACACCAAGGTTTTACTCCCACGCTGGCGAAAGCATTGAAGTATTCCCGACGCCTGATGGTGAGTACGGTATGCAGCTCATGTATTACCAATCAATTCCTGAGCTTACTGATTCAAATACATACAACTGGTTGCTGCAAGATTCGCCGGACGTTTATTTGTATGGCTCGCTAATTCAGGCTGCACCATACTTGAATGACGACGCTAGAACGCAAACTTGGGCGGCTTTGTATTCTTCAGCAATGCAGTCTTTGCAAAAAGCCTCAAATGACACACGCTTTGCTGGCTCTGGCCTAAGAATGCGCGTGACTAGCTATTAAACTAAAACTGGTGTATAAACGCCGCAGATATATCTAACGGAGAAATCCATGTCTTTAACTAACGCTTTCGAGACAAGCACACTGCAATATCTGTTGACCACAGATAGCGTTACCCGCCCAACCGCGTGGTACATTGGTTTGTTTACATCTGACCCGACCGACACAGGCGCAGCTGGCACCGAGGTGTCTGGCTTTGACTACGCCCGCACCGCAGCCACGTTTACTGTGAGTGGTGATACTGCCACAAACTCAGCGGCTGTTGAGTTTCCTGCGGCGTCTGGTGGCAACTGGGGAACGATTGGCTGGATCGGCATTATGGACGCTGCGTCTGGCGGCAACATGATTATTCATTCCGCGCTTGACGTTGCCAAAGCTATCAACGATGGCGATGTGTTCCGCATCCCAACAGGCGATCTTGACATTACGGCAAGCTAATGGGCTTGCGCTCAACATATGACACTGGCCTGTTCGGCAGCGGTCTCTTTGGCGAGCCTGAGACAACGCAATTTGCTGCTAGTGCATCTGTTGGAATTTCGGCAACTGCATCCGCAGTCACGGTTATTGACGCATCTGCATCGGCAGCGATTGCCGTATCGGTAACGCCGCCAACTGCTATTAGAGTTGTAGACGGATCGGCGTCTGTATCTCTTGGCGGCATTGTCTCGGTCAGCGCAGTAACCTACGAAGTCATCCCCGGCTTCCGCCCCGGATACGGCCTTAACACTTACGGTTCATATCTTTACGGCAAGAATATTAGCATCGTTGTGGGCCGTGCAAGTGCAACTATTTCAATTTCACCAAATATAGCGTATAACAGGGTGAGGTTGTTTTCTGGAACGTCTGCAATTGCCATATCTACTAGCGTTTTCGCGCGTTATAAGTGGCTTGATGCAGACGATCCTTCTACAACATGGACAGCAGCGCCAAACCCAAGTAATACATGGGTCGAGGCAGATTACTTAGAGAGGGCCGCATAATGCCTACGACAACGACAAATTATTCTTGGAATAAGCCAACCGTGGGCGGCGATGAAGACGCTTGGGGTGGTTATCTAAACGGCAACTGGGACGATCTTGACACGACATTAAAGACTGTCGAAGACAAGGCCGACGCAGCGGCTTCAACAGGTAAAGCCATCGCAAT